ACTGTCGTTTTGCGTAGAAAACATTACAGTTGGTTGTATAAAATTTTCAGTCATAATTGTAATTGGTTGTTAAGGTTAAAGTTGAAAATTCTGGTTTTATACTCAAGACCAGAAACTTGTTATACATTTGATTATAGTGAGTTAGTGGTCTCACTTTGTGAATTTTAGTAGTGATAATCTCTACAATCTTCACAGTAATGTAATTCTTGAACTTCTCCAATTTCTGGAGTTGTTTCAGGAATTGCTACAGGTTTAACTCTAGGAGTTACCATCCTTTTACGGATAGCATTTACCTCTCTTTGAGTATAATTTCTGTCTTCTAACTTAGCAGTTAATTCTGCTAAAGCTATGGCTGTTTCGTTTTTAGTCATATTCGTCATATTTGGATAGCTAGTTAATCTTAACACTAGCAGATTTAGGTGAGAATCTATATAAGGAATCGAACCTTATTACAACCATTATAGATTTATGTTAAAGATATTCTGTTGCCAAGTTTCTCAACTCCGAATCTTATTCAGTATTATCTACTTCTTATTAGATGTTAATTCTGAAATAGCTAAACAAACTATACAGATTAAAGCACCTACAAAAAGAGAACCTAACAATATAGCTGCACTTAATGGCAACTCATTAGGATTACTAATTTCTGTCATATATTGCTATAATTAAGAAGTTAAAGAACATATCTAAATTTAATAGCTGTGCTAGATACTTACACATTGTAAAACCCTGTATTTCTACAGGGTTATATTATAAGAAATTAATAACCTAAGAAATTCCAATCTTCTGGATTTAGTTTTTCTTCTGGTAATAAAGCTTCCATTTCTTTTAAATAATCTAACGATTCTTTAAAATTATCGATGAAAACTTCTAGTTGGCTACTAGTTGCCAATCTTTGTTCTCCCATATCTAGGAGATTGCACAACATCTGGTTTTTAAAATTCCAGATTGCATTATGAATTTCGTTTAATTCTAACTCAGTCATTTTAGTATTGGTTAAGGTGAGGACAATTAGTTTTCTTATCATTAGCTGATAAATATCTGTAAAACTATAAAAAGCGTATTCAGCCGAACGTCTTCAGCTTTGATATTTTTTAAAGTAGAAATAGTTTCAACACTCTGAAACTAATTATCAACTACTGCTTGATTTTTATGTCTGCACAATTTTCAACTTATAAATAAGTTTACTTTGCCCCACAAGCTTGTCATCAAAAGATGAGGAAAATGTAGTTATTTGTTAAGATAACTACATAATATTATTAAAATCAACCTTTTGGAAAAGGTTGAAAAAAAGGAGCCGAAGCTCCTTTTGTTTACTTAACCCTAAATCTGCCTTCAGGATTAGTCTTAACTTCTCCTGTTTCTGGAGAAGTCCAAGTTGTTTCCTCTGGAATAAGACTATCCTTTGGAACTGAAACCTCTCTTCCAGCTTCAAGCTGGATTGGAGTAAAACAGTAAATGGGCTTTTCGCCCATTACTGGAAAAGAAAACTTACTGAAAGTAGTATAGAAACTTTCAGTAGTAGTGTTCTTAGTTCTTACAGATGTAAGAACAAAAAGTGTCGTAAGATTTGACATAAGAAGCGGTGGCGGGGGGATAACCCGCACTATTTTAAGGGAGGGTGCAAATCTGGAGGTTACCCCCATAAAACTCACATATACATCAAAAATTAAAAATTAAAAAAAATTATTTTATTTTTTTTTATTCTTCTGTTATTCTTCTTCTGTTAATATAAAACTTATTACCCTAGAAGGAGGAAAAGTACTATTGGATAGGTATTTTGATATTGATATATGATCAAAATACCTATGATAGAGAAGAAGGGAAATGTCATAACTATCTGATTATCAGTACTAGTTGTTGTGTCCTGACAACATATATGTGCTTGAATACAACATCATCTTTACTTATAAATAAGATAAGTTATTGATAATCAAGTACTTTACTAAATAGCTTGTTTTTTTATAAATTGATTTTTGATTTAGTTAAAACTAAATGGTATATTTGTATAACTAAATCATAGGTATGAAACGTATTAAGACTACAGAGGTATTTGATAAGGGTACAGGAGAAGTAATTAGTTCTGTAACTGAACATAGTTTTACTATTAAGAGTAAGAATAAGGGAGGATTTTATTTAATGTATCCAGAGTTTACAGATAACTTGTTGAAGATTAAACAACATACAGATGTAAAAGTTTATATAAAGTTAATACAATTAGTTCAGAAAGAAAGTAATAGTATAACAATATCAGAAGGTAGTAGGAAGATTATACTAGAGGAATTAGGAATAAGTAGTTCACAGTTATCTACTAGTTTTAGAAATCTCAAAGGCTCTAATCTTATAGAAGGAGAGAAAGGTGATTTTAGATTAATTGGTTATCCTGTGTTTAAAGGTTATGCAGAACAAAGGAATGATTTAATTTTACAAGAAGCTAAAGAGAAAACTAAACTTATTGAACAAAATGAATTTTAAATATTTTCAAGGGTGTTTGAATATAGATCAAGCTAAGAAAGTTTTTAAAACTAAAGCAGTAGAATTACATCCAGATACTAGTGGTAAATCAGGAGAAGAATTTAAAGTTTTAAATTCTGAGTATCAGTATATAAAACAATATCATCCATTTCCTATACAAGAAAGAAAAGTTAATAGCTATACAAGAAGTAGTTTTGGAAGTAAAGCCTATGATGTTAAATTAGATGATGAGAGTAGTAAGAAATTAAAGGTTGATGGTTTAATAACTTTAATGAATGTTGGTAAAATTAAAAAAGGTGCTGTATGGTTATTGTTTTTTGATTATTGTAAGGACAATAATTACAAAATTAAGGAGTCTAATATAAAGTATATTGCTAATAAACTTGGTTATGAGGCTGGTTGGGTTTATTATACTAAGCTGAAATGTGAAGGAGAGAGTATGTTTTCTAAATAATCTAAAAATAGTTTTGATTTCTTTGCAATGTGTATATAATATTTAAAAAATAGCTGTATGTTTGTTAAAACATAACTGCTGATGATAACTTTTAATGAGGAAAAACATACTTATACTAATGAATTAGGAGAGTTGTATATTTCTGTTACTACTTTAATTGGAAAATTTAAAGAACCTTTTGATTTCAAAGCTATATTTGCTAGAAATCCAAATAAGTATTTAGGAAAAGAAGAATACTATTTAAATTTATGGAAAGAAGGTAATGATTTAAGTAAAACAGTAGGAACTTCTTACCATAAAAGAATAGAAAAGTATTTACTAGAAGGAATTAATGAAGAATTACCTGTACATATACAAGAGTTTTTAGATAATAGAGTTAAGAAAGTAGATTTTAAATGCGAACAGCTTTATTATAGCAATCTTTATAAGGTTGCAGGTACTTGTGATTTAAGAATCAATAATAAAGATGGGACAATTAGTTTAGTAGATTGGAAAACTAATTTAAAACTATATAAAAAAAGCTATGGTAATTTTAAAGGAGTGCTATCTCATTTAGAAGCTAGTAAAGTTAATGAATACACTATTCAGTTGTCAATTTATGCTTTATTGGTAGAGCTTTCTGAAAATATAAAAATCAAAACCCTACATATAGTGTGGTTTGATAGGGAAAATAATAAAATTGATTTTATAAAAGTGGATTACTTAAAGGATTTGGCAAAAAGTGTATTAGAACAAGCACCTTCATTTTTATTTTTTTAAAAACATACTTATAAATTCAAAAGTATTTCTTAATTTTACAAAGTTAATTAGTAATTAAAAAAAGGTTATTTAAAATAAATAACCTTTAGTACCTATTACCTTTAACCAAAAACAATAACCTGTAAATCTAATGAATATTGATTTAAGAAAAAAAGATTTTGATCACTCAGTAAAAATGTGGTGTAAATTGTGGGCAGGTGTGTCTTGCTTGGAAAACAGAGAACCTGTATTATTTGAAATACTGATAAGGGATTACTTATCTAAAGAAAATACTTCTGTTGATTCTATGGATAAATGGGCTTGGGTTTTTAGTACAGAAAATAAAGCTAAAATTAGAGAAAGACTTAGTATTAGTAATGCTAATGAAAGCACATTAATATCTAAATTAGTGGCGAAATCTGTATTGGATAAGAAATATAGTTTTTATGTAATGAAACCACATCTTATTCCTACAAACGAACTTAAATTTTTCTTTGATGTATTCTGATTTAAATCACACAAATGCTGTTAAGAAAACAGCAGAAGAGTTAGGTGTTTCCGAAGAAGTAGTAAACTCTATTGGTATAGAAATATTTAGATTTGTAGAAGATACAATGAGAGTAGGAAGTCATTCTGTTAGATTAAACTCTTTAGGTTTATTTAAAGTTATTACTAGAAGAACTAAAGAAGAAAGATTAGCTTACAGAGAAATGTTAAAAAAACAAAAAGAGGAAGAACAAAATGGGAAGTAATGTTGTTGCTTACAATGGTGATATTAAAAACTTTTGGGAATTAAATCCTCAGTTTAAAAACTTTGAACCTTTTAAGACTTTATATAAAGAAGATATTGATAAGAAGAAAGTTAATTCTTCAAAAACAATGTGGTTTTTATGGCATTGTTTTGATCCTACTAGTATATTGTTTACTATGGATGTATATGAAAAGCGTGAACTTGTAGGAAAAGATTATTTAAATGACATAAGTTTTTATGAAAATAATAAAGAGTGGATTGATTATGCAGAAACAGTTTATGATAATATAACTTTAAGTCCAATAAAGAAATTAGAAAAAGGAGTTTCAGATGCTATTAATGAAAGGAATACTTATTTTAGAAGTGTTCCTTACAGTCCAGAAACAGTTAAAGAAAAAGATTCTATGTTAATATCTATGGATAAGATATTAGCTACATGGAATAAATTACAAACTATGTTGGAAAAAGAAAATGAAAAAACAAAAAGTGGTAGAGGTGATTCAGCATTATCTTTATCTGATCAAGATAATTTTTAATATTTAATAATGTTAGTAAGTAACAAAAACTTTCTTATACCAATAGAAAACTTTCACCCTAATTCTAAAGACTATTTAGATTTTTGGAGGATGTTTAAAAGAGCTTGTATAGAAGGTTATTGGAGTGGAGGAAAATGGATGCCTCCACAAGTTTTCTTTTACATTAATGGATTTAAAATAAAAGCAAAAGAAAATGAATTAAGTAAAACATTAGGAATTGCTTCTCCTACATTAAGAGATTTAGAATGGGAAAAAGGTTATTTGTTTACAGAAGCAAGAGGTTTTAGTGGATTTGAATTAGATAAAAAGTTTACTTGTGATTTAAAGTTTAAAGATTCTGGTAAAGATAATTTAGGAAGAACTTATATAGATGCAAGAACTTATTTAAGAAAAAATCACGGAACTAATTTAGGAAAAGCTTTATATGCAAATCCTGCTAGAAATATAGTAGATGTAGAAGCAAGGGGAACTGGTAAAAGTTTTTTTGCATCAGGGTGTATAGCACAAAATTTCTTATTTGATGGTGCAACGGATTATGATTATTACCTTACAAGGAAGAAAAATAATGAACCTCTTTCGTCAGAAACTTTAATAGGAGCAATAGATGCAAGTAAATCTACAGATTTAGCAGATAAGTTTTTAAATGGATTAGAGTATCTTCCAGGAAAACAAAAGATAAAGTTAAATGGAATTACTACTGCAATACCAAGTCCTATAAGTGTAAGTTTTCAAGGAGGATTAGGAAGTGCTGATTATATAGAAGCATTTGTTAAAGTAAAAGAAAATGGACAATGGGAAGAAAGAGGTAGTCATAGTAAAGTACACAATAGAGTTTTTGCAAATAATCCTGTAGCAGGAAATGGTTTAAGACCAAACTTAGTATTACTAGAAGAAGCAGGTTTTTTTGGAAACTTAGTAGAAAGTCTAAATGCTCTTATAGATTGCGTATCTATTGATATGGTACAAATGGGTACTGTGTGGATATTTGGAACAGGTGGGCAAATGAAATCAGGACAAACAAAAGCTTTGAAAAAAGTTTTTTATAGTCCAGAAACTTATAACTGTTTAAGCTTTGAAGATATTTATGAAAATACAGGTAAACAAATAGGTTTATTTATTCCTAGCCACATGAAATATAATGAGGCTAGGAATTCAGAAGGAGTTATTGATAAAAATAAAGCTTTAGATTTAGTTAATAAAGCTAGAACTTCTGATTTAAGTAAAGATTTTACTAAAGATATAATAGATTCTAAAAAGCAGAATAATCCAGAAGTACCAAGCGAAGCATTTTTAGAAGGAAAAGGTAGTATATTTCCAGTAGAAGATCTGACTAATTGGTTAGGGGTAATAGAATCAGATACAACAGGAAAATATATACCACAAAAAGGAGAGTTAATAGTAAATGAAAAAGGAGTAGTTCAGTGGTTACCAGATTTAAAGAATAAATTTACTATTGCAGATTATCCAGTAACTCCAGATGATAAAGATAAAGGTTGTATTACAATATGGGAACATCCAGTAGAAGGAGAAATTCCTTATAACTTATATGTAGGAGGTTGTGATCCTTATGACCATGATATAGCAAGAAGTTCACACTCATTAGGTAGCTTTTTTATATACAAAACTTTTTCAACTAAAAGTGGAACACATGAATTTTTAGTAGCTGAATATACAGGAAGACCTGAATCAGCAAAAAATTATTATGAAGCTGTAAGAAGATTGTGTATTTATTATAACTGTAGAGTACTACATGAAAATGAAAAGAATGGTATCAAAATGTATTTTGAAAATACAAAGTCATTAGGTTATATGGCAGATACTCCTCAAATTCATAAAATAAATATGGAAAGTTCTGTAAAAGGAAGAGGTAATAAAGGAGTTCATGCTACTGTTCAAATAAAATCTGTATTAATTACAGAAACTAGAGATTGGTTATTGACTGATAGAGGTGATGGTTTATTAAATCTACATTCTATATATAGTATTGGGTTACTAAAAGAATTAATTTTTTACAATGATATTGATAACTTTGACAGAGCTGATGCTTTTTTCTTAACTTTGTTGCATAGGCAGCAAGTTCATTTAAGGATTCAAGATAAACTCCATAGCGATGTTTATAACAATGATTTGTTTTTTAAGAGGAGATTTGACAGCAAAAAGAATTTAGTTTTTTAATTTTTTAAAACATAATGTACGAATACGCAAATCAATTACCACCACAAAAAATACCTTTTTCTGAAAAAGATAAAGATTGGAGAGAGAGATGCGTTCAAGCAATAATGGGTTTAGGAAATTCTTTAGCTCATAATGGTAGAACCACTAGGAATAATAAATTAGTAAATTACAATATTATAAATAGTATTTTTGATCCAGAAGAATTTGTTAAAGTATTGAATCCCTATGGTTTAGATACTACTGAATATGGTTTACCACAAGATGTAAGACCTTTAAATTCTATTGTTTCTAAGTTTAACAATGTAGTAGGAGAAGAATTAAAAAGACCTTTTAAGTTTACAGTAATAGCTAAATCAGGAGAAATTCTTAATAAGAAAAACAAAGAAAGGAAAGAAGCTATACTAGATAACTTACAATCTCATTTATATAACTCTTTAGTTAAAGCAGGTAAAATAAAAGGAGATGAAGAAAAAGTTCCTGAACCAGAAGAAATAAGAAAGTATTATAGTTATGGTTACAGTGATATAAAAGAACAACAAGCTAATGAAATACTAGAATACCTAAAAGAAAAAGAAGATTTAGTTCTTAAATTTAGTCAAGGTTTTGAGCACGCTTATATAGTAGCTGAAGAATTTTATTGTATATCTATAAATAATGGCAATCCTAAAGTAAGAGTAGTAAATCCTGTATTTTTTGATTATGATAAAACCCCAGATTCATTATGGGTACAGAAATCAAAATGGGCAAGGGAAATTAGGTATATGGCTAGTTCAGATATACTAGATGAATATGGTGAGTTTTTAACAGAAGAACAAATAGAAAGATTAGACTTAAATACAGTAACTAATTTTGGTACTATTAACTCTAATTTTTCAGTAGGATTTGAATCAGAAAGTGATTTAAAAAAAGCAACTGACTTTAATTTAACAAGTCCTTATGCTAGTTCAGGAAGTCATTTACAAGTAGCAACTGTTTATTGGAAATCATTAACAGAAGTTACTTTTGTTACTTATAAGGATGAAAATGGTGATGAACAAGTAAAAACAGTCTTTGGTGATTATAAATTAACTAAAGAGGATATAATAAATGGAGTTACTAAGGAAAGTCGTTGGATAAATGAAGTTTGGGAAGGAACTAAAATTGGAGGAGATATATTTATAAATATACACCCAATAGAAAACCAATTTAGAACCCAAGATAATATAAGTGAATGTGAATTACCTTATGTAGGTAGAATTTATGATAATATAAATTCTGTTGCTACTTCACAAGTAGATAGATTAAAACCAATTCAGTATTTAAAACTAACTATTTACAGTGCTTTAGAAAGAGAACTTAGTAAAGCAAAAGGTAAAATAGTACATATAAATGCAGCTTCTATTCCTAAAGGTTGGGATATGGATAAGTGGTTATATTATGTTAGTACTTTTGGTATTAACTTTTATAATGGAAATGATGAAGCAGGAGGAGGAGTTCAAACAGCAAATAACTTATTTGGTTCAGTAGATTTGACTTTAAGTAATAATATTAGTTTCTATATAAGTTTAATAGATAAACTAGATAGAGAAATGGATAGTATTTCTGGAATTACACCAGAAAGATTAGGTACAATGACTAATGATACTTCTAGTTCAAATAGTGCAGCAATAAGTCAAAGTTATAATAATACAGAAAGACTTTTTTACTATCACAATGAAGTAAAAAAAGAAGTACTAGAACATTTACTACATACAGCAGCTTGTTGTTATAAAAATAAGAAAATACAACACCAATTAGTAGTAGATGATATTTATCCAGTATTTAATGAAATAGACGGAGGTATATTTCAGGATTCTGATTTTGGAGTATTTGTAAGTAATAGTAGTAGAGATGCACTAATTATGCAACAGATTACTTCCCTTGCACCTACAGCAATACAACAAGATAAATTAACTTTACAAGAGTTTATTACTATTTTGAAATCACAATCTATTTCTGAAATTAGTCATACATTAATAGATGGAGATAAAGCTAAAAGAGAACAAGTTGCTCAACAACAACAAGCTCAACAACAACAAGCAGAAGTACAAAGTCAATTAGCACAAGCTAGATTAGATCAAGAAACTGTTGATAAACAACTAGATAGAGAAAATAAAATAGCTATTGCTGAAATTAATGCAGGTTCAAGAGTACAAATGCCTACAATGGAACCAATAACTCCAGATAATACTAGAGAATTGGATTTAAAACAAGGTGAAATAAACACTAAGTATTTGGCAGAACAACAAAGAACTAAAACACAAGCAGAAATAGATATGGCTAGAATACAACTTGAGATTAAAAAACTTGAAGTTGATATGAGAAGTGATGATATTAAATTAGCAATAGCAAAAGAAAATAAAACTAAAGCAGAGTTAGCAAGGTCGAATAAAAAGTGATAAATAATGAATAACTTTTTACATTTTCTTCATAGTATAAATTTGACATTGCATCTTATAGTTGTTTTGATAACAACTCAACTAAAGAATTTATTCAGAATAAAAGTATTGCATATAATATTTAAAATAAATCAAAGTAAAATAAAAAAAATATTTAATTTCAACCAAACAAATAAAAAAACAAAGTAATGAAAAAGAAAAAAATAATGTCAATGAAAAGAGCTATGTCTGAAATAGAAGACTCGCCAGAAGACATAAAAGCTGATAAAATGTTAGCTAAAAAACTTATTAAATCGAAATACGCTAAAGGTGGTACTGTAGGAGATGAAAGAGAAGATTTTGATAATGAAGAAACTAAAACTGAATTAGCAAAACAATCTGAAACTCCTAAGAAAACTTTATTACAAAGGTATCAAGAAAATAAAGGGGGTTATAAAAGGTCATTAGCAGGAGGAAGAACTAAAGAAGGTTATTCTATTGACCCAAAAACAGGTTTAGAATATTTAATTTTAGATAAACCTAAAGTTAGTTCTACTAATACTGCTAAAACTACACAACCAAGTAATTCTGTTAAACCCGCAGAAACAAAAAAACCTATTGTTTTAAATAAAAGTAAAGAAGAAGCAAAAATGGATAGTGTTGTAAATGCTTATAAACCTGTGATAATAAGAGATTCTAATTCTGGTTATCCATACACAATAGCTCATAAATCAACGATTGAAAAAAATCCTTCTCTCTATGATAAATTTGAAATAGACAATGAAGGAGATACTCTGAGGTATCTTAATGATAATTTAACAAAAGCGCAAAAAGATACTATTATTAATAGAAATAAAAGAATTATATACTCAAAACCAAATACTCTTGAAAAAGAATTAGCTGAACAAAATAAAACTGATACTACTAAAAAAATAGTAAGTAAAAAAAATCCTATGGAAAAATATCAATTAGATTTAAATAAAAATCAAAAGACTTTAGATAGTTTAAGTTCAGTAAACAACTTAGATAATTTAACAGAAGAAGAATTAACAAAACATCTTGACAGACTAACTACTGCTAAAAAAAATGTAAGTACGTCAGAATTTGAAAAATTAAAAGCAATGCACAATAGAGCTGCGTTAAAAAGACGAATTTTTGCTAAAAAACACCCTATTTTAGGATTTTTAAAAGGAGAGCCTTTTGACATTTTTCAACAGTAGAACTAAAACTAAACAATAATAACAATGGAAAACAATCAAACAGAAGACTTTAAAGTAACTTATGATGAGTTACCTGATTTTGATACTCCTTTAAATGAAGGTGATTCAGAAAGTATCGATGATGCGCAATTTGGAAGAGGGATAGACCTTTTAGATGATGATTATGATAAAGTTTCTGAAAATGAAATAGAATCAATAGAAGAAAGTAATGAACCTTCTTTTGCTCCTTTTATTGAAAATTTAGAAGCATCAGGATTATTATATCTTGATGAAGATAAAGAATATGATGATAGCGAAGAAGGTTTGCAGGAAATTATAGAAGATACTATACAGTATAGAATACAAGAAACTCTAAATAACATTGAAGATTCAAGAACTCAAGAAGCTATTGAGTTTATGTTGAGAGGAGGAACTCTTGAAGAATATCAAGATATGGTTGGTGAAACAGATTATTCTGAATATACAGAAGAAGATATTCTTAATAGTCCAGATAGCCATGTAGATTTAGTTTATAATTACTTAGAAAGTCTAGGTACTATGAATGAGGAACAAATAAATAGCAAAATATCTAAGTTTATTGAAAAAGATATGTTGCAAGAAGAAGCTGTTACAGCTTTTGAACATTTAAGACTTATTCAACAACAAGAAAAAGAAGACGCTTTTCAAAACTTAGAAGTAAGAAGAGAAGAAGAAAGGATTGAGAATATCAGAATGTATGAAGAACTTGAAAGAGAAATTGTAAATACAAGAGAGATTAAAGGTTTAGAAATAACACCTTTAGAAGCAAAACAACTTCATGTTTACATGACAAGACCTGTAAATAAAGAAGGTAACACACAATATCAAGTAGATATAGCATCAGATTTAGAAAATACTTTATTTTCAGCTTATGCTACAATGAAAAAACTTGATGCAAAAAAACTTACAATTAAAGGAGAAACTGAAGCTTCAAAAAAACTTAGAAACGAATTAAGTAAATTTAATGATGGTAGGTCTAAAGATAACTCAACTAAAGCTGGTAATTCAAATAAAAATGGAGATATTAGGAAAGATGAGTTTGTTGATTTGCTATAAAATGACTTCTTTTGTATTAAGAATAGCTTTTTAACTTAACAAAAAGAAAAAAATAAGATATGGCAGCTACAGGTCAAATTAGTAAACTTCAACTCTATAATGCTAAAGAGATAGATGCTTCTCTTTTAGAGCAAAATAGGTTGGTAAATGCTTTTGCAACTAAACCTGAATATTTAGGTATGGTTATGTCCAGAAGATTACAAACTGCTTCTGGTGGTTTTAGTGGAAATTATAAAGGTGGTTTAAGTACTATGACAGAAGGTCTAGGAAATACTATTTTTATAACAGCACAACAATATGAGTGGGATTTGGCAATTAGTCAAGGTTTTTATGGAACTGTAAATAAACCAGCAAGTTCAGTAGAACAAAATACTACTAATCCTGGAATTAACAGAAGTACTTTCAGAATAGCATTAGACAAAAAATATTTTGCTCAATCTGATGTACTTGTAAATGAAAATCAAAGACAAATGAGGGTACAAGAAGAACCATATTCTGATGGTAATTCTTTTATCTATACTTGTCAATTGATTGATCCAAGAGCAGATGCTTTTATTCCAATTGCAGAAATTGATTTGGGACAAAGATACCAAAGAATGTTTTCAGCAGTAGAAGAAGGTTCTAGTGCAGGTGGATCTTTCCAAATGAATACTCCTATTAAATTGCAAAATAACTTAACTACTTTAAGGTTAAATTATGCAGTTACTAGAAGTGCAGCAATGACAAAACAGTTCATTGAATTACCAAGTGCAGGTGGTGAAAAAACGACTAAAATTTGGGCAACACAAGCAGAATGGTATGGAGCAGGAAGATTCTTAACAGATCAAGATTTGTCTATGATTTATGGACAATATAATAGAGATGCTACAGGTAGAATTTACTTGAATGGTGGAAGTGGAAGACCAGTATTTATGGGAGCAGGTTTGAGGGATCAAATTCCAGATATTAATAAATTCGGTTATTCAGGTTCATTAAGTTTTGATTATTTGGATAAAATTTTAATGCAATTATCTGACAGTACAAATGCTTCTGGTAATACAGAAAACTTTGTAGCTTATACAGGTAAAATGGGATTAAGAGTTTTATCAGAAGCAATCAGGAAAAAATATGCAAGTTCAACTTCTTTAGTAACTATTACTCAAGGTTCTGGTATTTTCTTATCAGGAAAAGGTAATGAACTAAAATTTGAAGGTGATCAATTTACTTCTGTTAATTTCCCTCACGGAGTAAAATTAACTTTGGTACATTTACCAATGTTAGATTCTAAAGAAAACTTTGGTATGAAATTGCATCCTGTTTCTGGTATGCCATACGAAAGTTATAGAATTTGGTTAATCAATCATGGTCAAAATGATAAAGGTAAACCTCTAGTAAACAAAGTTTATCGTAAAGGTTCTGAAAACATTATGTTTAATGTTTCTGGTTCTATTGATCCTGCTATGGTTACTGGTAGTTCTATTCAAACTTCAAGAGGTTCTTCTAAAGATGGTTATCAAGTTTATTTCTTATCCGAATGTGGTATAAGATTAGGCGATCCACTTTCTTGTGCAGAACTATACTTGTACTAATTATATTACATTACAGAATAGGAGTTTAACAACTCCTATTCTTTTATCTTAATTAATCAATAACAAAAACAAAAAACATCATGATATTTAGTGTTAAAAGAAAAGGACATAGTAGTTGGACAGAAAACCAAGATGAGGCTTTTAAAAATAATCCTTTTAATTGGATTACTCCATTAACTACAGCTCCAAGAAATCCTAACAAATTCATTACTGGTTTAAAAGATGAAGCAGAAGAACATGAATTTGAAGAATTAATGAGAGTAGATAAAGGAACTTTTGCTCCAAATAGTAAGTACTGGGAAGACTATTTAATAACTGTTACTGAAAGTACAGTTTTCAATACAGATATAGTTGAAGATCGATTGCATTTAAAAATACTATCGACTTTACCTTCTTTTGCAATGGATGAAGATGAGATTGAGTCAAAACCTTATTCTACTTTTGTTTTAGTTAATAGTGATAAACAAGATGAGTTATTATTGAAGAAACATTCTTCTAAAATTGAAGCTTATGCTATTTTAGAAAAATCAACTCCTCAAGAATTAAGAATGATTCTTACTGTTTGTGGAGTAAATACTTATGATATGTCTGATACAGGTGTCAAAAGTAATTTTGTAAGAATGGTAGAATCTGGTGGTTCTAACATATCTAGGATAGTAAAAGCAAGTCAAGATAAAGGAGTATTAAATCTAAGATATTTCCTTAAACAAGCAATGTTCCATAATATAGTAACTACAAATGGAATTTCTTATGTTTATGGACAAATTGTTTTAGGAATGAGTGAAGGTGAAGTTATAAAATACTTTAATGCAAAATCTGAAGTTAATCAAAGAATTTATCTTGAAATTAAATCTCAGATAGCAAGTATTAGTAAAAAAGATAGTATTGATATAGAAGCTTAAAATGACAGCGCAAGAATTACATATTAATTTCAGACTTTTCTTTGATGATGTTAATGATCAATCTCTCCCTGATTTTCTCGGGGAAGAAATTGATATATTATTAAATGAAGCTCAGATAAGATATGTAAAAAGTCAGTATGATGAATTCCAAAAAACACAAAGGATTACAGATTCTATTAGAAGTATAGTAGGAACTTTCAATCTTAAAAGAGTTACTGGATTTACAGACAGATTTGATTTAGGTGTTTTATATACAAATGAAGCACAAACAGTAGATTCAACTAAAAAATATTGGTATAATTTAAGAACAGTTCCTAAAATAGCTTATACACCTATTGGAAGTAGTATTGTTTATACTAAATATGTAGATAACTGTTATTTAGCAAGAATTGATGATTTAAGTAAATTTTCATCAGATCCTTTTAATAAAAGTAGTTATGATTATCCAATACTTTATTTTGAAGGTACATCTTTAGTTATCGTAACAGACAATACTTTTACTTGTGATAATATAAAAATTACTTGTATATTTGAACCAAGAAAAATTTCTTTAGGCTCTAATCAAACTAGTGATTTACCAGTAGTTGTTCATAGTGAGATTGTTCAATTAGCAGTAGCTATAGGACTAGAATCTGTTGAGAGTAAAAGACTACAAAATAATTACCAAATTTTAAAAGATAAATAAAAAACAACTAAAACAAAAATATAATGAACACTCCAGTAAATAAAGTTTTAATATCAAACTCTAATTCTCAAAACACTAGTTCTTCATTAGAAGCTATTGTTACGGATGATATATTAGTACTTGACGCAAAAGGTCAAATTATTGATATATCAACTACTTTTTCTGCTACTGAAAACTACGGAACAATTAAAATTGCTCAAGGTGTAAGTACAGGAAATGCAATTTATTCAGATCCAATTAATACTCGTAAGATTAAGAAGATTAGCATTACTAATTATGTAGCTCCTACTGAATTAGTTTATCAAATAGGTAC